ATGTTCGCCTCGCTCCGCCCCCTCCAGTCCGATTCGCGCGATCACGGCGCGATCGATTCGCTCCTTGCGCAAGTGGAGGCGATCGGCATGGCCTTGACGGTACTCGGCCGCCTGGCGGGTACCAACACATCCCATCAGGCCGCAGGTCTTGGAGAACGCGCCGCGCTCGCCGCCCGGTTGGCCGAGCTGGACGCACGCGGCACCACGTTCCTGGAGACCGAGTTCGACGCGCTTTCGGCGGCGCTGCAAGCCGGCTTTTCCGCGCTCGAACGGGCGCGCCGCCTCGGGCATCCGGCGCGGGCAGCCGCCGCCCTGCTGCATCGCGAATGCTGCGACAGCCTGACCGCTCTGCTGGCCCAGCGGGGGCAGGCCGGCACCGGCGCCTGAACGGCGCCGCCCCTTTTCTTTGTTCCTGTTTTGTATTAGTCGTGGGCCATGGTTCAGAACTTGTCCCACGCCCTGCCCATGCCCGATGCATATGAAGCGCCGTCCGAGCCGATCGTTTCGTCCTGTGGTCCGCCCGGCGGTGCAGCAGCGGTCGCGCGCGGGATTGCGCGGCTGTTTCGGCGCAACCAGATCTGGGTGGCGTCCGAAGTGGCGTTGCCCAATGGCCGCCGCGCCGACCTGATGGGGATCGATGCGCGCGGGCAGATCGTCATCGTCGAGATCAAGGTGGCGCGCGGCGATCTGCTGGGCGATGCCAAATGGGGCGAATATCTCGACCATTGCGACCGCTTCTACTGGGGCCTTTGCCCGGCGCTCGATGCGGGGTTGGTGGGCAGCGAGGCGTTCCTGCCCGATGTCACCGGGCTGATCGTTGCCGATGCCTATGATGCCGAGATCATCCGCCCCGCCGCCACCCGCCCCCTGGCTGCTGCCCGGCGCAAGAGCGAGACCCAGCGCTTGGCCGCGCTGGCGCTGCGACGGCTCAACCTGATGCAGGATCCGCCGCCGCCTGACGAGGTGTATTAACCGTATTGGTTATTTCCGGTTGACATCGTCACGCTGAGTGGGTACAAAACAGGAACATCGAGATGGAGCGAGTCGGGATACCCCGGCGACAGGCTCTCTCGCCTATCCAGTGCCCCGCGGAGAATGCCTTGTCCGACAGCCTGTCGGAGGAAAGCCTGTGCGCGTTCCTCGACCATCTTGCCGAAACCTCGAACGTCTCGCTTTCGGCCAAGCGTGCCGGAGTGTCGCGATCGGCGGTTTACCGGCTGCGCGCAACGTGCCCCGCATTCAGCCATGGCTGGCAGATGGCGATCGCCACCGGCTATGACGAGCTCGAGTTCCGTATGCTCAAGACCGCGCGCTTCGGCACGATCAAGCCGGTCAAGCGCCCCGATGGCAGCATCGGCAAGGCCACCGAATTCGACGATGCACAGGGGCTGAAGCTGCTGATGGCGTACAAGCAGAGCGTCGAAAAGGCGCGCGCCGATCCGCCCGCCGATCCGCAGGGCGCCAGGAACGTGCGCGACCAGCTTGCCGTCACGCTGGAGCAGATTCGCGAGCGGCTCGGCACCGCTGCCGGTGCGGAGCGAACCGACGTCCAACAGGCGCCGGGCGCGGCTGAGCCCGCGCGCGAATGAACAGCCTTTCGCTGGCCGAACGGCTGGCGGCGATGCCGACAGAAGCGGCCAGGCTCTATCTGCAAGAATTGCCCGATGCGGCGGTGCAGGCGCTCGGCCATCACTGGCCGTTCTGGGCGAGGCCCGAACAGCTGGCACCGGCGGGGGACTGGCGCACCTGGCTGATCCTCGCCGGGCGCGGCTTCGGCAAGACGCGCGCCGGGGCGGAATGGGTCCGGCAGATCGGCGAATCGATTGCCGATGCGCGCATCGCATTGGTCGCAGCAAATCTGGCCGATGCGCGCAGCGTGATGGTCGAGGGGCAGAGCGGGCTGCTGGCGATCGCGCCCGAGTCGACGCGGCCGCACTGGGAGCCCTCACTGCGCCGGCTGCGCTGGCCGGGTGGGGCGCAGGCGGTGCTGTTTTCCGCCGCCGAGCCCGAAGGCTTGCGCGGACCCGAGCACAGCCATGCCTGGTGCGACGAGATTGCGAAATGGGACAATGCTTCGGGCCGCGCGATGGCGGCCTGGGACAATCTGCAACTGGGCCTGCGCGTGGGATCGCTGCCGCAGGTCTGCGCCACCACCACGCCGCGCGCGGTGCCGCTCGTGCGACGGCTGCTCGATGATCCCGGCCTCGTCATCAGCCGGGGCAGCAGCCATGCCAACCGCGCCAATCTGCCACCCGCGTTCCTCGCGGCGGTCGAGCGGCATTATGGCGGCACCGCTCTGGGGCGGCAGGAGCTCGACGGCGAACTGCTCGAAGATGTCGAGGGCGCCTTGTGGAGCCGCAGCCTGATCGAGGCGTGCCGCGTGCGCTGGCAGGCGCAAGGCCTGGTGCGCGTCGTGATCGGGGTCGACCCGCCTGCAGGGTCCTCGGGCGACGCGTGCGGCATCATCGTCTGCGCGTTGCAGGACGATGGCCGCGCAGCGGTGCTGGCCGATACTTCGGTCGAAGGCGCATCGCCCGAAGGTTGGGCGCGCGCGGTGTCGGCGGCGTCCGAAGCCTGGGGCGCGGACCGGATCATCGCTGAGGCCAATCAGGGCGGCGAGATGGTGGGCGCGGTGCTGCGCGCCTCGAACATCGCGCTGCCGGTGCGGCTGGTGCATGCGAGCCGGGGCAAGGCCGCGCGCGCCGAGCCGGTGGCCGCGCTCTACGAGGCGGGCCGGGTGGTGCATTGCGGCACCTTCGCGCGGCTGGAGGACGAGATGTGCGGGCTAATGGCGGGCGGGTCCTATCAGGGACCGGGCCGATCGCCCGACCGCGCCGATGCGCTGGTCTGGGCGCTGACCGAATTGATGCTGGGACGGCGCGGCACTCCGCGCATCCGATCGCTGGAGACATGATATGGGATATTGGAAGCAGCTGGCGCTCGCGCTGAAGGGCTCGGGCGTGGCAAGGCCGGTGCTCGCGCGCGCCTTCACCAGCCCGTGGAGCCTCGCGCTCGCCGATCCGCCGCTCAGCCATGCCGAGCAGGTGCGCGCGGCCTATTGCGACAATCCCATCGCCCAGCGCGCGGTGCGACTGGTGGCAGAAGGGGTGGGCGGCGCGCCGATCGCGGCTTCCGATCCGGCGATCGCGGCGCTGGTCGCCGCGACCAGCGCGGGCCAGGGGCTGCTCGAAACGCTGGCGGCGCATCTGCTGCTGCACGGCAATGGTTATGTCCAGATATTGCGCGACGCCGACGGCAGACCCGCCGAGCTGTTCGCGCTGCGCCCCGACCGGGTGAGCATCGAGCCCGACGAGCGCGGCTGGCCCGCCGCCTATGTCTATCGCGTCGGCGACAGCTCGACGCGGCTGGCGGCGCAGGAGGGCGACGGCGCGCCGGTGATCGTGCATATCAAGGCCTTTCACCCGAGCGACGACCATTATGGTCTGGGATGCCTGGGCGCGGCGGCGCGCGCGGTGGCGGTGCACAATGCCGCAGGCCGCTGGAACCAGGCGCTGCTCGACAATGCCGCGCGACCCTCGGGTGCGCTGGTCTATCGCCCCGACGAACCGGGTGGGGTGCTGACCCCCGAGCAGTTCGACCGGCTCAAGGCCGAGCTCGAGGCGAGCTTTGTCGGGCACGCCAATGCCGGACGCCCGATGCTGCTCGAAGGGGGGCTGAGCTGGCAGAGCATGGCCTTGTCGCCGGCGGACATGGATTTCGTCGCGCTCAAGTCGAACGCCGCGCGCGAGATCGCGCTCGCCTTCGGGGTGCCGCCGATGCTGCTCGGCCTGCCGGGCGACAATACCTATGCCAATTATCGCGAGGCCAATCGCGCGCTGTGGCGGCTGACGCTGCTGCCGCTGGCGGACAAGATCACCGCCGCGCTGGCCGAAGGACTGGCGCATTGGTGGCCGCAGGGCACGCTCGCGGTCGATCAGGACCGGGTGCCTGCCCTGTCCGAGGACCGCGAGCGGCTGTGGCAGCAAGTGGGCGCGGCGGACTTTCTTTCTCCGCAAGAAAAGCGGGCGATGCTGGGGATCGGAACATGACGATGGAAAGCGAAGACATGCTCGCCAGCCTGCTCGCGCAGGCGGCCGAGGAGGGCGCGGATGTCGCCACGCTGCGCGCGGTGGTCGAAGAGGCAGGCGAACTGGGCGCGGGCCGCGCGCTCGCCCGGATCGGCCTGGCCGATGCGCGCGCGGGCGAGGACCTGCGCGAGCTGCGCGAACTGCTCCAGGGCTGGCGCGATGCGCGGTCGGGCATCTGGGGCCAGACCTTCGACAAGTTCGTGCGCGGCGTGATGGCGCTGCTGCTCGCGGCGCTCGCGGTGCAGCTGGGCCTGGGCGACATGGTGCAATGAGCCTGCGTCTCGCGGGCTATGCCGCGCTGTTCGACCGGGTCGACCGGGGCGGCGACATCGTGCGGCGGGGGGCCTTCCAGCGAACGCTGGGCGAGGCCGCACGCCCGCTGCCCTTGCTCTGGCAGCACCGGCCCGACCGGCGCATCGGTTCGGTGACGTTGGCTGAGGAGGACCGGCGCGGGCTGCGCGTCATCGCGGCGCTCGACGATGCGGCGGACGAGGCGCTCGCAGCGCTGAAGAGCGGCGCGGTGCGCGGTCTCAGCTTTGGTTACCGCGTCCGCCGTGCCCTGGGGACCGCCCCGCGCGAGCTGTTCGATCTCGATCTGGTCGAGGTGAGCCTGGTCAGCGTGCCGATGATGCCCGGGGCCAGGGTGCACATGCTGCGCTGACCATCCGCCGCCTTTCCCCATCTGCCCCGCTTCGGCGGGGTTTTTTGTGCCCGCAATCCGGGGGTTTTCCCCGTGTGATCCCAGAACGGAAGGAAGAAATGATGGAAATCCCCGCAAATCCCCTCGAAATGAAGGCCGAGGCCGATCCGCTCGAAGCCTCGTTCGACAGCCTGCTCGCGGCCGAGGAGCATGAAGAGCGCATCGCCGCGCTCGAGACCCGGCTCGATGGCGTGAAAAGCGATGTCGATGCGATCCGCGCCGAAAACGCGACGATGCGCGAGCGGATCGAGCGGCTCGCCCGCACCGGTTCGCGCCCTTCGCTCGGCGGCAGCGAAAGCAAAGCGCCCGAGACCAAGAGCTTCATCGACCAGTATCTGCGGCGCGGGCTGGAAACCGGCATCAAGAGCTTCAGCGCGGCGACGGGGCCTGATGGCGGCTTTGCCGTTCCGCGCGAGATCGATGCGCTGATCGCCCGCACGCTCGCCGATATCTCGCCGATCCGTTCGATCGCGCAGGTCGTGCAGACCGGCACCGCGGGCTATCGCAAGCTCGTCACCACCGGCGGCACGCCTTCGGGCTGGGTCAGCGAGACGGCCGCGCGGCCCGAGACCGACACGCCGAGTTTTGCCGAGATCGCTCCGCCTAGCGGCGAACTCTACGCCAATCCCGCGGCGAGCCAGGCGATGCTCGACGATGCCGCGTTCGATGTCGAAGGCTGGCTGGCGGGCGAAATTGCCGAGGAATTCGCGCGCGCCGAGGGCGCGGCGTTCGTGGGCGGCAGCGGTACCAACCGCCCGCGCGGGTTCCTGACCGGTACGCCCACGCCGCAGGACGATGCCGCACGCGCGTTCGGCACGCTGCAATATGTCGCCTCGGGCGCGGACGGCAGTTTCGCCAGCAGCGCGCCCGAGAACCGGCTGATCGATCTGGTCCACGCGCTGCGCCCGGCCTATCGCCAGGGGGCGAGCTTCGTGATGAACTCCTCGACCCTGGCGCGCATCCGCAAGATGAAGAGCGACGACGGGGCGTTCCTGTGGCAGCCTTCGCTGGCGGCGGGACAGCCCGCGACGCTGCTCGGCTATCCGGTGGTCGAGGCCGAGGACATGCCCGATATCGCGGCGAACAGCCTGTCGATCGCCTTCGGCAATTTCCGCGCCGGCTATCTGATCGCCGAGCGCAGCGCGACGACCATCCTGCGCGATCCCTTCACCAACAAGCCGTTCGTGCATTTCTATGCGACCAAGCGGATCGGCGGCCAGGTGATGAATTCCGAGGCGATCAAGCTGATGAAGTTCGCCGCGAGCTGATCGCGCGCGCCTTGCCCCGACATCCCGACCGGGATGGTGCCCGCGCGGTCTCTCCCCTGCCGCGCGGGCATTTTTCTGCCTGCCTGAAACGGACAACCCTCCATGCCCGACCTTTTCTTTGCCGATCTGGTGCGCGAGACCAGCACCGCGACCGGAACCGGGGCGTTCGCGCTCGGCGGCGCGACGCCCGGCCATCGCCGCTTTGCCGATGCCGTTCCCGCCGGCGAGCGGTTTCAGTACGCGGTTGCCGGAGTAACGCATGAAGACCAGTGGGAGGTCGGCGAAGGCCGACTCGAGGCGGGTGCACTGCTGCGGGACACTGTGCTGGCGTCGTCGTCGGGTGCGCGCGTGGATTTCGCGGCGGGTCTCAAGACCGTCACGCTGACCGTCGCCGCGCAATGGTTCGCCGAACGCGAGGACCGGTCCGGTCATGTCCACGCGATCGATCAGGTCGACGGGCTGGCTGCGGCGCTGGCGGGGAAGCAACCCGTCGGCAGCTATGCGCCCCTGGTGCACGGCCATGACAATTACGCACCGCTGACGCACACGCACGATGGCTATGCGCCAATGGTGCACACCCATGACTTCATGCCGCGCGACGCCGCCGGCAACTGGGTAACCGGCAATGCCAATCTGGGCGTCGGTGGCGCCGCGCCTTACGCCAGGCTGGAGGTGCGCGGAGCCAGTATCGCAGCCTATTCGCTGCAGGCCGGGGGGCCGGTGAACAGCATGGCCGGGACCCAGCTGTATCTGGGCGATGGCCATTTCTATCTGCCCGACTATTGGAACAGCGCGCCGGGAATCGGTGCGATGGTCGACCCTGGCGGCGTCGCGGGTTCGCTGGCCATATTCGCTTATGGAGGTCTGTCAGCGACCCGCAGCGTGATCGCGATCGCCAGCCATAACGGACATTCCGATCGGGCGCTGTCGCCGGGGGCGGACAATCTGGTGCTGCTGGGGCGCCCCGAACTGCGCTGGTCGAACATCTATGCCGCATCGGGCGCCATCACGACCTCCGATGCGCGCGACAAGCTCTGGCTGGGCCCGATGACCGAGCCCGAACGCCAGGCGGCGCTGGCGATCATGGCCGAACTGGGGCTGTTCCAGTGGAACCGCTCGCTCGACGCGAAGGGGACGGACGAGGCGCGCCGCCATTTCGGGGTCCGCGCCCAGACCGCGTTTGCCATCATGCAAAGCCACGGGCTCGACTGGCGGCGCTATGGCTGGTGTTGCCATGACCGTTGGCAGGACGAGGATGGCGAGCACGAGCGCTATGGCATTCGCAGCGATCAGCTCGGCCTGTTCCTGATCGCCGCGCTCGCCCAGACCGTGTTCGCCATGGCCGCGGGACCTTCCGATGCTGCGGGGTGATGGCCTGGGCGACATGCCCATCGCCTCGGGCAGCGCGCGTCGCCTCGGCGCAAGCCGCAACGGGCCGGTGCCGCTGGCGGTGCGAGCGATCCAGACCGCGCGACCGAATGCCGATGTCCGCACGCTTTCGCCGCGCCGCCTCTGACCGGGCGCGGTCGTCCATCCCACATTTTCATGCAGGAGCAGCCGATGAGCCTGTTCGTCAAGGATCCGGACAGCCGGATCGATTATCGCGTCGACTGGGGCGCGGCCTATCTGGGGATCAACCTGATTGTCGCCAGCGGCTGGAGCGTCGCTCCGGATGCGCCCGGCGGTCTCGCCGTGATCACGGATAGCCATGACGGGCGCAGCGCGACCGTGACCATTGCGGGTGGTCAGGTCGGCGCGATCTATGCGCTGACGAACCGGGTCACGCTGTCCAATGGCGAGATCGATGAGCGCTCCGTCTCCGTCCGGGTGGAGCCACGCTGATGGCCATGGTCACTAGCGCGCCCGCTGCGCTCGCCCCGCTGGCGCTGGCAGAAGCCAGAGCGTTCCTCAACATCACCCGCGACGATGACGATGCGGTGCTGATCGGCCATCTGCGCAGCGCGGCCGAGCTGTGCGAGCAGTTCATCGGGCAGGCGCTGCTTATCCGGCCGCATCGCGAGACGCTCGCCGTGGCGCGCGACTGGCAGCAGCTGACCGCGTCGCCCGTGACCGCGATTACCGGGGTGCAGGGCATCACCAGCGCGGGCGAGAGCTTTGCCTTGCCGAGCGAGGCCTATGCGATCGAGCTTTCGTCCGACGGCCTCGGCCGGGTGCGCGTGCTGCATCCCGGATCGGCCAGCCGGGTCGAGATCCGCTATCTTGCCGGCCTGGCCGCGCAATGGGGGGAACTTCCCGAAGGCTTGCGCCAGGGAATCCTACGGCTGGCGGCGCATGTGCACCTGGCGCGCGATGCCGGCGATGCCGCGCCCCCGGCGATGATCGGCGCATTGTGGCGTCCCTGGCGCAGGGTGCGGCTGTGAGCGCGCGCTTCGGCACCGTGCTGCTGCGCCGCGCCGCGCGGATCGGCGAGCGCCGGGCCGGGCGGCTGGCCGAACGGGCGTGCTTCGAGATCAGCGAGCAGCTGCCCGACATCCTGATTGAGCGCGATTCCGGACGGATAAGCCTGTCCGGGCGAGGGTTGCGCCGCCGCTGGTGGCTGAATGCCGCGTTGCGCTGGCTGGGGAGATTGCTGCGATGAGCCTCGAACAGGATTTCGCGCTGGCCGCGATCGACTGGCTGGCGGGCGACACCGCGCTGATGGCGCAGGTCAACGGCGTGTTTCACCGCGCACCGGCGCGCATTGCTGCGCCCTATGCGCTGCTCGACGATGTGCTGGCGACCGACTGGGGCACCAAGGACCGGCCCGGGCGCGAACTGCGGCTGGCATTCTCGATTCGAGAAGGCTCGCAGGATGCTGGCCGCGTCTCCGCCATCGCCGCCGCGCTCGAAAGCCGGCTGGCGGCGATGCCCCGCAGAGGCACCGGCTATCGGCTGATCAGCCTCCACCCCCTGCGCAGCCGCACCCTGCGGATCGGCGAAACCTGGCTCGTCACGCTCGACTACCGGGCGCGGCTGCTGGCCCCCTGACGAAAGGACCAAGACATGACGGCGGAAAAAGGCAGCGCCTTCCTGCTCAAGATCGGTGATGGCGCAAGCCCGCCCGCCTATCGCACCGTGGCGGGTCTGCGCACCACGCAGATGGCGATCAACGGCGAACCGGTGGTGATCACGCACAAGGGCAGCGGCGGCTGGCGCGAGCTGCTGTCGGGCGCGGGCGTGCGATCGGTCTCGGTCTCGGCGGCGGGATTGTTCCTGGGTTCGGATGCCGAGAACGCGATCCGCGTGCATGCGATGAACGGCACGCTCGACGATTACGAGCTGAGCTTCGAGAACGGCGCGCGGATGCGCGGGCGCTTCCTGGTCGCGCGGCTCGAATATGCCGGCGATTTCAATGGCGAGCGCAATTATTCGCTCGCGCTGGAAAGCTCGGGCGCGGTGACGAGCCTGTGAACGGCAGCCCGAACGCCAACCCGGTGCGCGGCGAGGCAAAGCTGGCGCTGGCGGGGCAGGATGTGCTGCTTCGCCCGAGCTTTTCCGCCCTGATCGCGGCAGAGCAGGAGATTGGGCCGCTGTTCGATCTGGTCGAACGCGCCGCCGCCGGGCGGCTGGGCCTGGCCGAACTGGTCGCGCTGCTCTGGCACTGCCGCGACGCCGCGACCTGCCCTCTTGATCGCGACAGCTTTGCCGAGGCGGTGGCCGAAGCCGGGCTGGTGGCGCTGACACCGGTGCTGAAAATCCTGCTCCGGCAGATTCTGCAGGGCCGATGAGCGCTGCACCTTTTGCCGACGCGGCGCGGGTGCTCGCGGGCCTGGCGGCGCGGCTGCTCGGCTGGCGGCCGCACGAATTCTGGCAGGCCACGCCCGACGAACTGGCGGCTGCGCTGAGCATGCCCGGCGATCCCGCTGCCGTACCGCCTTTGCCCGAGGCCATAGCGGCGCTGCGCGTGCTGTTTCCCGATGGATCGGAGACACGAGATGGATGACGAGATCGAGCAGCTGCTGGTCAGCGTGCGCGCCGATACCCAGGGCTTTGGCCGCGACGTTGCGGTGATGCGCGGGCAGATCGACAGCACGTTGATCGAGGGGCTGGGCCGTGCGGGCCAGGTGCTCGAGCGCGGGCTGCTCGCCGCGATCCGGCGAGGCTCGCTGGGCTTCGAGGACCTGAAGCGCATCGCGCTCGCGGTCATGGAAGAGATCGCGGCGGCGGCGATCGAAAAGGGGCTGGCCGCGATCGGGCTGGGCAGGGGGGATGGCGGCGCATCGCCGGTCGTCGGCCTGCTCTCGGGGCTGCTCGGCCTGCCGGGGCGCGCCACCGGCGGGCCGGTCACAGCGGGCCGGCCCTATCTCGTGGGGGAGCGCGGAACCGAACTGTTCGTGCCGCAGGGCTATGGCCGGGTCGAACCGCGTGGCGGCGGGGGCGGACGCGACGTGCGTGTCTCGATCAGCATCAACGCTCCAGCCCAGGCCGCACCCGCCGCCATGCAGGCCTCGAGCCGTCAGGTCGCGCGCGCGGTGCGCCGCGCGCTGATGGAGGATTGAACCATGGCCTATTGGCTGTGCGATGCGCGCCGTGACCAGATGTCGAGCCATATCCAGCGCTTCGATCCGCGCTTCTGGACGGTCAATTTTCCCCGCCCGATGATGGCGTCGGTCGTCACGACGGCGGCCGATGCGCTGCGGGTCGATCTGCAGTTTCACGATCGCGATGCGCTGGCCGGGCTGATCTGGGAGAGCGAGGACCGGTTCGATCACCCCTTGCTCGCCTATGCGACCGGGCGCGACTATCGCCGCACCACGCTACGCTTCCGCTGGCGCTCGTCGGGAATCAAGCCGCTCGATGCGGTGCATGGCCCGACGCTGACGATCGAAGGGCGCGATGCGGTCGGCGCGCCGCGCAGCTGGTATGTCCGGCTGTGGAACTATGCCGTCGGCACGCCCGAGGATGCTCTGGTCACCTTGCCCTTTTCAGCATTGTCGGGCGGCTTCGTGCTGCCCGGCGAGGCCGATCCGGTGCATGCGGCGGACATCGACCGGATGTTCATCTCGTTGGTCCCGCCGGGTTATGACACCAGCCCGGGCGCGCTGGAGGCGCCGGCCCATGGCTGGGTCGAACTGACCGGCATGTCCTGCGATGGCGCGGGTGCGGTGCTCGAGATCGGGGACGTGCTCGTGCCGCCGCATGGTCTTTCGATGGCGACCGCCTATGACGACAGCTTCAACCTCACGCCCGCGCGGATCGTGCGCAACATCATCGGCCTGGGCTATCGCGGGTCGATCAACCATTATGTCGGGATGAGCCATTATTTCTCGCTGGCGCGGAGCGGCGGGGATCTGCTGGTGACCATCGCGGGCGGCGCGATCAACCCGCCCTGCGCCGCCTGGCACCGCAGTCTGGCGGACGAGGCCAAGCGCTTCGGCCTCAGCCCGATCCTGTCGCTGTCCTACGAGCTGTTCGACGCGCATTGCCCGACGGACTGGAAGCAGCGCGCGGAGAATGGCGATCCGGCGCTGACCGGCTGGGTGCCGCCCTCGACCCTGCTCAGCCCGGCCAATCCGGACGCCATGGCCTTTCTGCAGGCGGTGGGTGCAGCGTTCGGCCAGATCCTGGCGGAAGCCGGCCTGCCGGTGCGCTTCCAGGTCGGCGAACCATGGTGGTGGATCATGCCCGACGGGCGCATCTGCCTGTATGACGATGCCGCGCGCGCCGCCTTCGGATCGGCGCTCGTCTCGATCCCGACAATCCGCGCATCGATGAACGCTGCGCAGCGCGCGATGCTCGACCAGGCCGGCGCGATGCTTGCGAGCTCGACTCTGGCGCTGGTCGATGCGGTTCGCGATGCGGTCGCGCCGCAGCCAGTCGAATCTCTGGTGCTGGTGTACCTTCCTACCGTGCTCGACGCCGCAGCGCCCGAGGCGCGGCGCGCCAATGTGCCGGTCGGCTGGGCCTGGCCCGCGTTCGATGTGCTCCAGCTCGAGGATTATGACTGGGTGATCGAGGGGCGCTTTGCCGAGCAGCAGACCGGGCTGGCGGCGATGCAGCAGCGGCTGGGCTATCCGCTGGCACAGCAGCATTACATGAGCGGCTTCGTGCTGCTTCCCGAACGGAAGGCCGTCTGGGCGAACATCGCGCGTGCGGCGGATATGGCGAAGGCGCGCGGCGTGCCCGAGATCCTGATCTGGGCGCTGCCCCAGGTCACGCGCGACGGCTTCACCTATTTCGATCTGGCCAGCGAGGGAGATGCTGCGATGCAGGCCTTTGATGATGTGCTGTTCCCGCTGGCCATCGGCCGCGAGGCGGAATGCACCAGCCGCTTTTCGACCCAGGTCTTCCAGTCGGTGAGCGGGCACGAGACGCGCAACAGCCTCTGGGCCGATGCGAGCCTGAGCTATGATGTGGGGCCTGGCATCCGGTCGGAGGCGGATTGCGCCGAGCTGATCGCCTTCTTCCGCGCGCGGCGCGGAGCGGCGCGCGGTTTTCGCCTGCGCGATCCGCTCGATTCCAGCTCGGCAGAGGGTAACGCGCCGCCGCACCATGCCGATCAGCTTCTCGGCGAGGGTGATGGCGTGCGGTCGGAGTTCGCGCTGGTGAAAAGCTATGGCGACCCGCCCGATGGCCAGCAGCGGCGGATTACCCGTCCGGTCACGGGCTCGGTGCTGGTATCGGTGGACGGCGCGGCCGTCTCCGGCTGGACGCTCCAGCCCGGCGGCATCGTCCGCTTCGCGTCGCCGCCCGCACCCGGTGCCGAAGTGCGCGCAGGCTTTCTGTTCGATGTGCCCGTGCGCTTTGCCACTGACGCGCTGAGCGTGGGCGCGGCCACCTTCGCGGCGGGCGAGGCGGCATCGGTGCCGCTGGTCGAGATCCGCGAGGCGACATGAGGACGCGCTGGTTCGACCGCCCGCTCGAGACGATCGCGATGCTGTGGCATGTCGAGCGGAGCGACGGCATCGCGCTCGGCTTTGCCGCGCACGATCGTGATCTGGTGATCGATCATGTGCGCTATCACGCCGCACCGGGCATGCTGCCCTCGGCGATCGAGATGGACGACGGGCTCGATCCGCTCGACATGGATGTCGGCGGCGCGCTCAGCCATGCGCTGATCCGCTCCGACGATCTGCAGGCGGGGCGCTGGGACGAGGCCGCGATCCGCATGGGCCTGGTTGATTGGGAACGCCCGCACGAGGGCATCGCCTGGTTCTGGCATGGCCATCTCGGCGCAGTATCGGTGCAGGGGCAGCGCTTTGCGGCCGAGCTGCGCGGCCTCAAGGCGAGGCTCGATGCGCCCTACGCGCCCGCTGCCTCGCCCTCGTGCCGCGCCGATTTCTGCGGACCCGGTTGCGGGCTCAGCCTCGCGCGATTCGAACACGTCGTACCGCTGGTGTCGGCGGATGTTCATGGCCTGGTCTTTGCCGCGCCGGGGCCGGAGGATGCCGACAGGTTCGACCATGGCCTGCTGCGCTGGATCGGCGGTGCCCATGCGGGACTGGAAAGCCGCATTCTGGGCCACGATGGCGCGGTACTGCAACTGGACGCGCTGCCGGACGAACCTCCGCAACCGGGCGATCTCGCGCTGCTGGTCGAGGGCTGCGACAAGGCCTTCGCGACCTGCTCGGGCCGGTTTGGCAATGCGATCAACTTTCGCGGCGAGCCGCATCTCCCCGGCAACGATCTGCTCACCCGCTTTGCGACGTTCTGACATGGACGATGGGCACAGGCTCGCCGCCGCCGCTCTCGAGCTGGTCGGCTGCCCTTTCCGCCTGCACGGGCGCGATCCGGCAACGGGTCTCGATTGCGTCGGACTGGTCGCGGCGTCGCTCGAACGGATCGGGCGCGGCGTCGATGCGCCATGCGACTACCGGCTGCGCGGCGGTAGCCTCGATCGGTTCGACGGCTGGGCAGCGATGTGCAGTCTTGACCGGGTGGCCGATAACGCGCCGGGCGCAACGGGCGACGTTCTGCTGTGCGAGCCCGGCGTGGGGCAATTTCATGTGCTGGTCGATGCCGATGCGCTGCTGGTGCACGCGCATATCGGCCTGGGGCGGATCGTCGCCGCGCCGCCGCCTGCGCCCTGGCCGGTGCAGCGGCGCTGGCGGCTTCAGCAAGGATAGAGGCTTTGGCAACTCTCGTATTGAGCACCGTCGGCACGCTGGTCGGTGGTCCGCTGGGCGGCGCACTGGGCGCGCTGGTCGGGCGCATGATCGATCAGACGCTCCTGTTCCGACCGAGGGATCGCGAGGGGCCGAGGCTCACCGATCTGGCGGTGCAGAGCTCGCAATATGGCAGCCCCTTTGCCCATGTGCACGGGCGCGCGCGGATCGCCGGGACGGTCATCTGGGCGACCGACCTCAAGGAACGGCGCATCCGCGAAGGGGGCGGCAAGGGCCGGCCAGGGACAACGCGCTACAGCTATTCGGTGAGCTTCGCCGTCGCACTGTCGGCGCGGCCGATCGAGGGTGTCGGCCGCATCTGGGCCGAGGGCAATCTGCTGCGCGGCCAGGACGGCGTGTTCACCAGCGAAACCGGCTTCCGCCTGCACCATGGCCATGGCGATCAGCCGCTCGACCCGCTGATCGCAGCGGCCGAGGGCATCGGCCAGTGTCCGGCCTATCGCGGCCTCGCCTATGCGGTGTTCGAGGACATGGCGCTGGAGGAATTCGGCAACCGCATCCCTTCGCTGACCTTCGAGGTGATCGGCGATGCGACGGACGTGGCGCTGGGTCCGCTGATTGCCGACCTGATCGCCGCCGGGGTACCCGAGGGCGAGGGCTCGGTGACCGGCTGGAGCTTGCCGTCCGAGAGCCGGCGCGATGCGGTCCAGGCGATTGCCGCCGGATTTCCGCTATCGCTGATCGAGCAGGACGGTGGATTGCAGATCATGTGGCACGACAATGGGCTGGGGCCTGCGAGCTTCATCCCGGCGTCGGCGCTGCTGCCGCGCGACGCATCGGACGTGCGCGCGTTCGAACGCCAGCGCACCACGCCGACATCGGGCGCGCTGGCGCTGCGCTATTACGATCCCGAACGCGACTATCAGCCGGGGCTTCGCCGCAGCGGCACCAGCGATCATGGCCGGGCGCAGCAGATCGATGTTGCTGCGGTGATGACCGCGGTGCGCGCCCAGCAGCGGGTGGAGCGGCTCGTGCAGCAAGGCCGCGACGGACAGGAACGGTTGCAATTGCGCGTTGCCCTGTTCGATCCGGCGCTTCAGCCGGGCCGGATCGTGACGGTGGATGGCATTGCGGGGCGATGGCAGGTGCAGCGCTGGCAATGGGGAGCAGAGGGGATCGATCTGGAGCTGGTCAGCCGGCGCACGCGTCCGGCCAATATCCCGGCCGGCAGCGAACCGGGGCGAAGCGTCAACACCCCCGACGATGGCATCGGCATAACCGTTCTGGCGCTGTTCGATCTGCCTTCACCGATCGACCGGCCGATGAACCATGCCCATATCGCCATCGCGGTGGCGGGTGCTTCGGCGGGCTGGCGCGGGGCGACCGTCTATGCGCGCGAGGCGGACGGATCGACCGGCGAGCCGCTCGATTTCCTGCGCATCGGCGCGACCATGGGGCAAGTGTTGGTCCCGCCTGCGGCCGGAACGGCGCTGCTCCGCGACGATCGCAGCAGCATCACCGTCCAACTGGCGCGCGATGGGCCGCTGACCCTGATCAATGCCGACGACGATGCGCTGGCGCGCGGAGCCAATATGGCGATGGTTGGTCGGGAACTGGTCCAGTTCGCGCGCGTGCGCCCGCTGGGCGATCGAACTTTCCGCCTGAGCGGACTGCTGCGCGGACGCGGCGGGACCGAGGATTGCATGGACGGGCACGCCGCGGGCGAAGGCTTCGTGCTGATCGGTGAGGCGCTGGGCCTGGTCGATCCGGACCGGATTGGCCCGGGCCCGGATTTCCGCGCTGCAGCTCAGGGCAGGGGCGACGGCACGCCGGTGGTTGCCGATCTCGCCAGCCCCGGTCGGGCCGTCCGCCCCCTGTCACCGGTACATGCACAGGTGGAGCCGCTCGCCGGTGGTGGCATGACGCTGCGCTGGACACGTCGCAGCCGCAGCGGCTTTGCATGGCGGGATCTGGTCGATGCGCCGCTGGGCGAGGAGTTCGAAGCCTATCGCGTGTCGATCCTTGCCGATGGTGTCGTCGTCGCCGATTTCGACTGCTCCCTGCCGATGCTCACGCTTGATACGGTAACAGTCGCGGCGCTTGCTGCGGCCGAAAGTGGAACGGTCGAAGCTTTCATCGTGCAACGCGGCGCGCTCGGCGTGTCGCCGCCGCTGAGCGTGCCGATCCATCTCTGAAGCGACAGAGCGTTCACAGGCTGAACGAGGACAGCTCGCATTCTGGAGCGACACGCCTGAGGGTCCCCCGATGACGGCTGTTCCGTCTTGTACCGACTTCTTCCAAACCGCGCGAAAGGCCTGCCATGTCATCGACCCCCAATTTTTCCATGCCCCTGCTGCATGCGGCGCAGGCACAGAAGGAAATCACGCATAACGAGGCGCTGGTGCTGGTCGATGCATTGCTGCGGGGTACCGTCAAGGCGATGCTCGACGATCCAGCGCCGCTCACCCCGGTGGCTGGTCAGGCCTGGATCGTCGGTGCCGCCCCGGTCGGGGCCTGGGCCAGCCAGGCCGCGAAGATCGCGGTCTTTACCGAGGGGGGATGGCGATTTGCGACGGCGCCTGCCGGTCTGCAATTGCGCGATGAGGCCGCAGCTATATGCCGACGGTTCGATGGCAGCGCATGGGCCGCCTATCCTCCGATCGCCGCCCCGACGGGCGGTTCGGTGGTCGATGTCGAGGCGCGATCGACGCTTGCCAGCGTGCTCGGAGCGCTGCAGCAGGCCGGGCTGGCTGGCGTTACGTAATTGATCTCAGGCACATTATGCGTCAATGATTCGGTGTGTTACCCTCGTCAGCATAGCCATGCCGGAAGGGCCGCAGCCGAGGTGCATTTTTTGCGCGACACCCCCTGAAATGGCGACATTTTGGCAACAGTCCGGCCAAAACCGCGCTTGCGTGGCAACTGTCTTGGCGTTAGTAACGTTGCCGAGTTGTCGTTCCAAATCCTACTTATAAGGGGAAAATCTATGCGCAAGTTAGTCGTTGGACTGGCGTTGGCATCTACCGCCCTGACGACGCCGGCTTTCGCCCGCGACGGTCAGTGGTACGTCGGTGTCGAAGGCGGCGCCATGATCGTCGAAGACATCGAGTTCGATGTCGGCGCTCTGAGCAATGCCACCATCGTTGATTCGGACACCGGATATGATCTCGGTGCCGTCGTCGGTTACGACTTCGGTCCTTTCCGCATGGAAGCAGAAGTCAGCTATCGTGAAGCTGACCTGACCGACGTTCAGACCTCGGTCGCGATTGCTCGTGGCGGCGGTCTTGCCAACCTGGTTGGTCGCTCGGCGGCTGTCGGTTCGGCTAACGCCCTGTCGTTCATGCTGAACGGCTTGATCGATTTCGGTCCTGACGATGGTCTGCAGGGCTTTGTCGGCGGTGGTGTCGGCGTTGCTCGCACGGACATGACGATTGCTGCAACCCGTCCGGGTCGCATCGCATTCATCGACGATTCGGACACTGGCTTCGCCTGGCAGGTTCTGGCCGGCGTTCGCGCACCGATCAGCGACAGCTGGGACGTGGGTCTGAAGTATCGCTTCTTCAACAGCGATTCGGTTGATCTGATCGACGTTGGTGGTCGTGGCTTCGACGGCCGCTTC